ATGAGTTTCGTGAAGTTGATATTAAGATTATCCGTAGCAGCAGCATAATCACCAGACACCCAAAGAGGGAATGAGGCAAAAGGATCATGATGGGAACGAGTAATTTCTTCAAGCTTCAGAAGCTCTTCAAAATGATACTTGGAAACAATTTCACCTGTCAGTTTAAACTGGACAAGCTGGAAATTATTCGACCAAAGTTTCTTCTGGTAATATTTGGAATAATGGGTCTCAAAGGGAAAATGCTTGGTGATAATTCGGGCTTTAATTGGCTCCTGAATAAGCTCAACTTCACACGATGATTTATAGGGAAGATCGGAACGGGGAAAACCCTCAATAGTGGTCAAACAGAAACCATCAGAATCAAAAGTGACAGGAGGTACAAAAGTATACTTACTCCATAAACGACGAGTGCGCTTAGTCAAACGACCAAGAACAGTATCATAATAAAGAGAAAGGACTTCACTAGTCAAATCCAATTTCTGAGTCTCTAAAAGAAAACAGACATTGAGGGCACAAAAAGTAATATCTTTCATCATCTCCTTGGTAACAATGATGAAAGAATGGTCGATGAATGAATCCAATATATGGCGATAATATTTGAGCTTACGATCTCCGTGTGTCGTTTTAGAAAATGTCTCAAAGTCCATTTCTACCTGATCTCTATCCAAAGGATGGAGAGAATTAGTAGGAAACGAAGGACCGAGATTTTTAGTAAAACGTGAACAGAGATGCTCATCAATCTTAACTGCTGAAAGCGAGTTGCAGCCATAATTGGATAATATTTTTACTCCACGAGGAATCATATCCTGGAGTGGCTCAATATGAAGTGAACTTGTGTCCATAACATGAGCAGGGATCTTTCCCTCCGCCAGACATTTATGCGATAAAGGGGTGCCATCAACATGTAAAGCGCCAGGGACTCCGGAATTAACTTTGAAGTCACGAGAAGCTATGTTGACTGATATCGGCTTGCGCCGGGTACCAAAATTCACACAATAACCTGGGAGAGATTCAGTAGTGCCATCTGGATAAGAGAAATCTAAAATCTCTGGAAAAGCAAAACCTCCTGTCTCACGAACAAACACACAATCTGAATTAACTTTACCTCCGTTGATCCCATAGTGGGACGGATTGGAAAATTCTCGGATGTGTTCACGACCACCACCACGGGAACGGGGACACTCGAAGGCCGCAGATTGCGATCCCTCCGAACAAGTGACGGTACAGGGCAAATCAGTGAACCCGGATTGAGTAAAAAAACGATTCGAAAGATCCAAATAGAGATTTTTAATACAACCCAAGTCCAATGAAGGCTCCTCCATCAGCTTTAAAGCATGTTTAACCTTAGACCGCAAAATATAACAGTCAGGTATTGCCTTAGTACCACGTTTCACACCCTGTAAAATTGACCAGAAAAATTCGGCATTATACTTGCATTTGGATACAAGACGATTTCTCATAAGTCTCTTTACAGGTCCAGACCAGACTAACGGATTACCTTGAAAACCTTTGGGGCACACAACAGGGGGATTTAGCTCCTCACCCAGATGAAGGTACGACACATAGCGGCCAAAGGGCCAGGCAGTGTGATATTTCGCAAAGGCCACAAAGGATTCCTCGGGCCACTTAAGCACGTTTAGAAAAAACGTGCAAACTGCCTCTCTTTTGAAGAGGCCAACTCCTGGAAAGGAGTCCAATATAATCTCTAGCTCGGAGATACTCAAATAGAGAGCATCAGCGAAGATTGGATTCGCGGAAATCCAAAGGTTCTTTGTAGGACTAATTGGCTCACAAGCCAGACCCAATTCCACCTGATACTGCAAACAAAAAGCAGTAGATATGGAATTAGGATTTAGTTCAAAACACGCCTGGGCGCGCATCTGTGGAGCTGTCTCCACACCATCCCCCCCGGTCACAACATCGCGTTGTGAAAGACATTTTTTTATCTCATTTAGAATAGTTAGCATACCGTTGTTAACAGTATTACCAACTTTTTTCGTGGTAAGATCATCGGCACCGCTTTTATGCGGTGAAGTTGCTCGGACCTTGGGGAACCCCTCGCGGGGTACCCTTCGGTCGCCATGACGAAGCTCAGTAGTATCTG